GTATTCATTGTTGCTCATACATTTCATAATGCCAATGAGCAAACAGCTGTGTATATGACAACAGCAATACTGCCTGTTAGGTATGAAATTACTAATACTGGCACTGTAGCTTCTTCATCAGCATTAAAACAGATTTGTTCTTCAGTAATGTCTGAAGGTGGATATGAAGCGGTGTCACAAGAACATTCAGCTAGGATGACATCTGCTACAACAGGTACATTTTTAACAACAACATTCAAGCCACTGGTGTCTATTAGACTAGCCTCAGCAGCATTGGGTGCTGTAGTTTTGCCATACAATTTAAATTTCTTACCAACCACTTCGGATAATTATGAGTTGGCTTTGTTTAAAAATACAACACTAACAACGCCAACATGGACAACAGCTTCTTCTACTAATAATGTTGAACAAGATATAGCATCAACATCAATGAGTGGTGGAACTATTTGTTATACTGAATTTACCACAGGAAAATCAGGTAGAGTGCCATTAGCTACAGGGTCTGGTTACAACTGGGATTTACAACTTGGCAGTTCTTTAGCTGGTGATAGTGATATTTATACACTGGCTGCTAGAACATTGACAGGAACTGGTGGTGGTATTGGTTCTCTTACTTTTTATGATCTTACATAAACATGGCATCTAAAAACAGAACACTTGGTAAAGAGTTGCTGACAAGTAACAGCACTGTCTACACCGTACCTTCACGCTTTGAAGCTAGCGTAGACAGCATTATTGTTTCTAATGCGTCTAGCAGCAATGTCACCTTCTCACTTGATTGGTATGACTCAAAGACTACAACATTTTACACCATTGCTGAGCAAGTGGTGATGTATCCAAATAGCGTTCTTCAACTGACAGACGGATTCATTCTTCAGCCTAATGACACTCTGCGTGGCTTAGCTTCTGTTGCCAACGTCATCACCGTATCTGTCAAAGTTAAAGAAGAGTATCTGGCAGCAACCAAATAACGAAAGAATAAAATGGCAAAAGAACTTACAGAACAACATAAGAAATTCCTTGATGTATTATTTGGTGAAGCCAAAGGTAGCATCAACAAAGCTAAACAGCTAGCTGGTTTCTCTGAGGGCTACAACAGCCGTCTGCTCACCAACTATCTCAAAGAAGAAATCATTGAAGCCACTCAGCTTTACATTGCAATGAATGCGCCACGCGCTGCTCTTGCTATGGTTGATGGTATTCTTGACCCAACAGAGCTTGGCATCAAAGAGAAGATGAGTGCTGCCAAAGATTTGCTTGACCGTGCTGGTCTTGCCAAAACAGATAAGATTCAAGTTGAAGCTACAAATGGTGTTATGATCTTGCCAGCAAAGGAACGCGAGGAAGACTGATGCAAGAACTTGAGCTAGGTAAATGGATACTTCCACAGCCAGAAGATAAAAAAGAATATGTTCCTATTCCACGATTGGCTAGGACAGTTCCTTTTGGTTATAGAAAAGATGAGAACGATGATAACTGGCTCATTCCTATACCGCTAGAACTTGAAGCTCTTGAAAAAGCAAAGGTGTATGTTAAACAATACGCTGTGCGAAAGGTGGCTATATGGCTAACGAAAGTAACTGGTCGAGAAATCAGTCATGTAGGTTTATCTAAACGATTAAAAAATGAGCAGTCCCACAAACGAAAATCGTCTACTTATCGAAAGCTTGCCGACAGGTACGAAGAAGCCCTTAAGAAAGCGGAAGAGTACGAAAAAAGAACAGGCACCGGCCAAGACAGCTTCTTTACCACAGATCGTTACGGAGCCATCCGTAATAGCTTCAGCAATAACTCAGGCGACAGCACCACCAGCACAGGTAGTTGAACTACAGAACATCATCTTCAAGCCTAATGCTGGCCCACAGACTTCTTTCTTAGCAGCGCCAGAGCGTGAAGTATTGTACGGTGGCTCTGCTGGTGGTGGTAAGAGCTATGCAATTTTAGCAGACCCATTGCGTTACATGGGTCATCCACAGTTTTCTGGACTTGTTCTACGCCACACTACTGAGGAACTTCGTGAACTAATTTGGAAAAGTCAGGAGATGTATCCGAAGATATACCCCGGTATCAAGTGGAGTGAGCGAAAGATGCAGTGGCAAGCGCCTTCGGGTGCTAGACTGTGGATGTCTTACCTCGATAGAGATGAAGACGTTATGCGATATCAGGGTTTGAGCTTCTCGTACATAGCTTTTGATGAGCTTACACAGTGGGCAACCCCATTTGCGTACAACTATATGCGTTCACGGCTGCGTACCGCTGCTCATGACCTGCCTTTGTACATGAGAGCCACTACGAATCCGGGTGGTCCCGGTCACCAATGGGTTAGGAAGATGTTTATTCTTCCTTCTCCACCGAATAAATCGTTCTTTGCCACCGATATTGAGACAGGCGAGGTGATGAGATACCCTAAAGGGCACAGCAGAGAGGGTGAGCCGCTATTTAAACGCAAGTTTATACCAGCAAAGCTGTCAGATAACCCGTATTTGGCTGAGTCTGGTGACTATGAGGCCATGCTGCTGTCACTTCCAGAGCATCAGCGCAAGCAATTGCTTGATGGTAATTGGGATATTGCAGAAGGTGCTGCTTTCTCTGAGTTTAATAGGACAATTCACGTTGTTGAACCCTACGAAATACCACATAGCTGGCCTAGATTCAGAAGTTGCGACTATGGCTACGGAAGTTACAGCGCTGTGCTGTGGTTTGCCGTAGCTCCTGACGATTCTGTGGTGGTTTATCGTGAGTTGTACGTTAGCAAGGTGTTGGCAGAGGATTTAGCCGTCAAGATTTTGAGTCTTGAGGGTAATGAGAAGATTAGATATGGTGTGTTGGACAGTAGTTGCTGGCATAAGCGTGGCGACACTGGTCCATCCATTGCAGAGCGTATGATTATGAAGGGATGCCGCTGGCGACCCGCTGATCGTAGCTCTGGTAGCCGTGTTGCTGGTAAGAATGAGGTGCATAGAAGGCTTCAGGTTGATAGTTTCACTGAACAACCACGCATTACATTCTTTAATACATGTATTCAGATCATTGGTGACCTCCCTACATTGCCCTTAAGTAAGGTGAATCCAGAGGATATCAATACCAAAGTTAGTAACGATCACACTTATGATGCCCTCCGTTATGGGCTTATGAGCCGTCCTCGTAGCGGATTATTTGATTATAATCCACTAACTTCTCAATCTGGAATGATTATTGCAGACCCTGTTATGGGCTATTGATGGTATACCTTCAACGGTACAATAAATTTAATGTGGAAAATACATGGCACTAATTGATAAACCCTCTAATGATAAGTCATTAGCCCTTGATGATGCTTCTAAAAAAGAAGATAGCTTTAAGGGAGATACTCTGCTTAGCTTTATTGAGAAACGATTTACTCGTTCTGAAGAAAGCCGCCGACCTGATGAAACTCGTTGGCTCAAAGCTTATCGGAACTATCGTGGCTTGTATGGTTCTGACGTACAGTTTACTTCCACTGAAAAAAGCAGAGTGTTTGTAAAGGTTACAAAGACTAAAACACTTGCTGCCTATGGTCAGATTACAGATGTGTTGTTTTCTAACAACAAGTTTCCGTTAAGCATCGACCCTTCTGTTTTGCCAGATGGTGTTCTTGAGGCTGTTCATTTTGACCCTGCTGCTGCTCCTAGTGTTCCTTCCATTCCTTTTGGTGATGAGGGTTCTGCAAGCATTGGCAAAGACTTCAGCTTAGACAATATTGAAGATATGCTTGGTGCTATGAAAGAAGACCTCAAGGATGTTAAAGGTCTTAAGAAGGGTCCGGGCGTTACACCATCGTCACTTACGTTTAGTCCTGCTATGGTGGCTGCTAAGAAGATGGAGAAGAAAATCCATGACCAGCTAGAAGAGGGTGGGGCAAGTAAGCATCTTCGCGCTACGGCATTTGAAATGGCACTGTTTGGTACAGGCGTTATGAAGGGTCCGTTTGCTGTCAACAAAGAATATCCAAACTGGACAGATCAAGGCGAGTACAAGCCATTGATCAAAACTGTACCAGAACCTGCCCATGTTTCCCTTTGGAATTTCTATTGGGACCCTGACGCTAGTAACACAGAAGATTGCCAGTATGTTATTGAGCGACACAAGATGTCGCGCACTCAGCTTCGCGCTCTAAAACGCCGTCCTCATTTCCGTAAGAATGTCATTGATCAACTTATTGAGTTGGGCGAGTCTTATGTTAAGAAGTATTGGGAAGACGATCTGAAAGACTACGCTCCAAACTTTGGAGTTGATCGTTTTGAAGTGTTGGAGTATTGGGGCAATGTCACCATTGAACTGCTCAAAGAAAACGACATTGATGTTCCTGAAGAGTTCGATGATGGTGAAGAGATGCAAGCCAACATCTGGTATTGCAACGGCAAGATCATTCGTCTTGTTCTCAATCCATTCAAGCCTTCCCGCATTCCCTACTACGCAACCCCATATGAACTGAACCCATACTCACTTGCTGGTGTTGGTGTTGCTGAGAACATGGACGATACCCAAACATTGATGAATGGCTTCATGCGGATGGGTGTTGATAACGCCGTCTTGTCTGGCAATCTAATCTTTGAGATTGATGAAACCAATTTGGTGCCCGGTCAAGACATGTCTGTATATCCCGGCAAAGTATTTCGCCGTCAAGGTGGCGCTCCCGGCCAAGCAATCTTTGGAACAAAGTTTCCCAATGTGTCTCAAGAAAACATGCAGATGTTTGACAAGGCGCGTCAGCTTGCTGATGAGTCCACTGGCATGCCATCATTTGCTCACGGACAAACTGGAGTGTCTGGTGTAGGCCGTACAGCGTCTGGCATTTCTATGTTGATGAACGCAGCCGGTGGCTCGATAAAGACTGTCATTAAAAACATTGATGACTATCTCATTAGCCCAATGGGTAAAGCGTTCTTTAACTTCAACATGCAGTTTGACTTTGACCCTGAGATTAAAGGCGACTTGGAAGTCAATGCCCGTGGCACTGAAAGCTTGATGGCAAATGAAGTTCGCAGCCAGCGTCTAATGCAGTTCTTGCAGATTGCTAGCCAGCCATCTCTGATGCCGTTTGCTAAGTTCCCATACATCATTCGTGAGATTGCTAAGAGCATGGACTTGGACCCTGACCGTGTTACCAACAACATGGATGAAGCAGCTAAGCAAGCCATCCTGTTGCAACAGACATCTGGTTCAGCACCTCCTCCTGCCGGTGGCGTTCCAGCACAAGGCGTTGGTGGCCCTCCGGGCGTTGCTGACATGTCTGGTGGTGGTGGTGGCAACATTGGTGTTGGCGCTGCTCCTGTGCCCGGAGAACAAGGCTTCTCTGCTGCACCTCCACAGGCTCCGATGGCATGAGCGATAAGACATATCTACCAAAGCTGAAGGGGATGCTCACTACTCCCCATCAGTGGGATGCGTTTGTTGAAATGCTTGAATATCAAATTGAACAACAGCAGCGTAAGCTAGAACAGTCAAGTGAAATGAGTGATGTCTTTAAAGCACAAGGTGCAATTGGCGCACTGAGACAACTTAAATATCTGAAGGATGAAATCAATGTACACAACTGAAACAGATCGCATGCTTGCTGAAGGCGGCATAATGCAAGAGGGCAACACAGTAGACCCCGTGTCTGGTAATGATGTACCTCCCGGTGCTTTGCAAGAAGAAGTGCGTGATGACATTGACGCAAGTCTGAGTCCGGGCGAGTTTGTTTTTCCTGCCGATGTTGTCCGATACATTGGTCTTTCTACGCTTATGAAGATGCGCGACAAAGCCAAAGAAGGCTTGAAGAAGATGGAAGAGATTGGGCAGATGGGTAACGCTGAAGAAGTACCTAACGCTGAAGCTCTACACGGTGGTGACAAGTCTGAAGAGATGGATGATGAAACATTCGGCGCTGAAGTTGATTCCATTATGAACGAAGACATTGGTGGTGAAGAACAAGCGTTTGCTGAAGGTGGTTATGTTGACCCCGCTAACGCACCTCTGTATAAGTCATCCCCGATTAAAGGGTTTGAAATGGTGACCATGACCAACGAGTCTGGTAACACCATTTATATTCCGCATGTAAATGGAAAACCATTACTGACTGTTCCTGCTGGTTACACTGCTAAGAAGGGTATCCTTCCAACTATAGAAGACCCTGCTGCTGTGGCTGCAAAAGCAGCCGCTGCTAATACTGTCGATACCGGCGGTGGTGGTGGAGATAGTGGTGGAACACAGGGTCCAACACAAGGTGGCCCTGTCCCAAGTTTTGATGCAGAGGGAAGAGCAGTTGCTGCTACTACTGGCCTTACTAATACACAAGCGGGTATTATTGGTACAGTGGTTGGATTAGTAACGGGCATTCCTATGCTTGGACTTGCGGCTAGGTACGGTAATCAAAAAGCAAACGAATCATATGCAAAAGACGCAGCCGCTGTAAATCTTGGAATTGCCGATACAATGGGTGCAAATTTTGGCACCTATGGATACAATGATCAGCCAACTGCCACTATGGGTTCCGGTGGTACAGGTGGTCAAGCTGCCAACGCTGCCGCCGCTGCTGCCGCTGCTGCCACAGCTGCTGGATATTCAGAAGCTGCCATCGGTGCTGCCTCTCAAGCTGCTGCTAGCGCTGTGGTTGGTGGAGCAAGCGCTACAGCCGCTGCTGAAGCTGGCCGTGAAGCAGCCTCTAAATCCGAAGCTGCTGATCGAGCTAGCATTGGTCAGGGTGAAGTAGATGCTATTGGTGCCGCTGCTGGTACAACTGTTAGCGACCCCGGTGAAACTGCTTCCAACGCTGCTGACGCTGCTGCGTCACAA